GAGTTTCCAGACGAAGCTGAGAACACATTCTTCACACAGACCAACATAGATAGAGGTATAGACTCTGACTTTCCAGAGGACTTTGAACAGCGAGCCGTACTGGGTGCTGACATCGCTCGCTTTGGTGAGGACGATTCGGTAGTTTACATAAATCGCGGCGGACGGCTACGCCGCCTAGATAGTTGGTCCAAGGCAACTGCCATTGAGACCGCAACCCGCATACATAGATTGGCGATAGACAATGGAGTATCTGAAGTTCGTATTGACGCTGCTGGCCTTGGTGGTCCTGTCGTTGATATTATTGCCTCTCTTTGCGATGGTAAGTATATTGTTATTTCTATCTTGGGTTCTGCTGCTAGCCCTGATAACACTCGCTGGCTTAATGCGAGGGCAGCTAATTACGATGCACTTAAAGAAGGTCTCGCGGCAAACAAGATAGACCTAGACCCAGATGATAAGCTGCTGCTTGAAGAGGTCCTGATGATTAGGTATAAGTTCAACGCCAAGGGTGCCATCCAGATTGAATCCAAGGATGACATGAGAAGCCGGGGCGTAAAGTCACCTGACTCGCTGGACGCTGCGGTTTACGCCTGTGCCGACATGAGCGGACTGCTTGGTAGTCCGTGGCTTGACAAGAAGCCGGGCGATACTGTGAGTTATGACTACGCAAGCATGGAAAAGGAAGACCCATTCCTCTCGGTTTGGTCTTGGTAAGTATCTGGTAGAATAGTATTATTGACTTTTAAGGGATTTTAATATGGATTTGAAGAAATTTACTCAGGAATTTGACGCAATGTCAGCAGAAAATGAGCTTTTGCGGGAGTCTTACGCATCAATGACTCAAGCGGTCATGGCATTCGATGACAATGGCTGGAATGATATCTCAGTTGCTGCGGGCACAGATGGGTTTACTCTTGACCAGTTGAAAGATGCCTCAGGTAGAATCAGAGAACTGGCAGAAGGTAACCCACTGCTAAAGCGTGGTTGCGCTTTGCGTTCAAGCTACGTGTTTGGCAAGGGAGTATCGTTTGGTATCCTTGCACCTAGAATCCAGAAGTACATCGATGACCAGTTTAACCAAGACGTCCTGTTTAGCTCTGAGGCACAGACTATCAACGAGCGTAGCCACTTTACTGATGGCCAGTTCTTTGTGCTTGGCAGCCTGTCAACTAAGCAATTCCAGAGGATTCCCTTTACAGAGATTACGGGAGTGGTGACCAACCCTGACAACCCAGAGGACATCTGGTACTACAGACGTAGCTGGACCCGCAAGGCTCAGGACCTAGGTGGTGCTGGAAAGCGTGACCAAGAGCTAAAGGTCTGGTACCCAACCGACACTTACAGCCCGCTAAATGGTAGGTTCGTTGCAAGAATTGCAGATGACCCAGTAGACGCAACCTTTAGGATGTTTGCAAGTAGAGTTAATCGTAGAGCCGGCAGGGTCTTTGGTGTACCAGATGCTTTGCCAGCGGTACCTTGGGCACACGCCTACAACGAGTACCTAAAAGACGGCTCCAGAATGCTTAAGGCTTTATCCATGTTCGCCTGGCAGCTAAAGTCAAAGACTAAGACTGGAGTAACAAACGCCGCTGCAGCAATCGCCACGCCTCCGGGTGCCGGCTCCACGGCTGTGATGGGCGCAGACATGGAGCTCAGCTCTATGCCTCGTGGCGGAAGCGTTGACCTGACAGACGGTAGACCTCTTGGCTCTATGGTTGCTTCTGCACTAGAGGTATCCGTGGTCGCTTTGCTATCGGACCCTGGAACTTCGGGTGCCTACGGCACCGCTGCTACACTTGACGTACCAACTCTTAAGGCAATGGAAGCTCGCCAGCAAATTTGGACCCAGTTCTACAAGAGGGTTCTTTTGTTCATTGGGGCCAAGGACCCACAGATTAACTGGCCTAAGATTGAGTCGGAGCCAAGCCAGCGATTAATGCAGGCACTGGCCCTTGCAAAAGAGACTAACGCTATCTGGGATGACGAGTACCGCGATGCGGTTATCGAGACACTTGACATTCCTAAGTTGCACTTAGGCCCACCATCAGAGGGAGGCTCTGGAGACGGCTCTAGCGTTGTACCTTCGCAGGGCAACACTGGAGCTGCTGGTTCAATGCAAGACAACGCACAAGACCTAGCTCAGGCGGACGCAGCACCAACTGCATAATGGCATGGTATAATAAATCCTAGTGATTAGTTCATTGGAGATTTATGACGATAAAGTTAAATGAGTCCGTTACATTTGCCCCGGTAGAGACCAGGGGCAATAAGTGGCGTGTAAAAGTTATTGAGTCCGGATGGGGCTCATCAGGGTACTACGCCCCTGCCGTCCTTCAGGAATACGGACCACAGGTATTCAAAAAGGGCACCAAAGTATTTATGAACCATCCATCAAACTCTGAGTCATCTGACCGTCCCGAAAGAGATGTGCACCAGCTAGCAGGTAAACTTGTTAGCGATGCCGTGTTTTCCGAGAACGGTCTTGTCGCAGATATTGAATTTTATTCCCACTTTGCTCCTATTATAAAGGAGATGGCTGGGGATGTAGGTTTGTCTATCCACGCATTTGGTGAAGCCAGTGCCGGAGAAGCAGAAGGGCGAGAAGGCCCAATCATCGAATCTCTAGTGGCAGACCCACTAACGAGCGTAGATGTTGTTACCGTAGCCGGAGCTGGAGGAAAATTCTTGACTCTACTTGAAAGCTACACAAAGAAGGACGAAGATGCCGCACAGGTGTCAGAGTCCCTATCGGAAGGAAATGAAAGTATGATTACAAAGGAAGAATTTGAGGCTGCTATGCTAGACCTTAAGACTACCGTTGTTGAAGCTCTCACACCACTACGCGAGTCGATTTCGGCCCTAGTAGAGGCTGCCACTCCTGCCGAGGGTCAAGAAGTAGAGGGCGAACCTGAAGAGGTCACCGAAGCTATTAACCCCGTTGATGTGGCTGTGAAGTTCAACGAATCACGCTTGCCTGTAATGGCCCTTGCTAGAATAGCAGAGGCCCTGAAAAGCGAGCTGAACCAGAAGACCGCCGATGAGCTGATTGCTGACGAGAAAAACTACGTCGTTGCAATTTCCGAGTCGGCTGCAGTTCCAAGTGCCACCTTCGGTGTCATCGAGGAAGCAACACCTAGCATGACCGCCGCAGACGAGTTTGACGCTATTGTCAATCGAATCTCTAAGAAGTAAGGAAGAAAGTAAATGGCTCTCAACGAGATTTACGCAATTGGCAGTGAACTAGTCTTCCCTGTCGCATCTACTGTTGATTCGGGAGACCTTGTGTCTGTTGGAACAGTAATTGGTGTAGCAATGGAAGACGCATTCACTGGTGAAGATGGAAACACTTACACCACCCTAAAGCTTGATGGCGTATTCAAGCTTGTTACATCAGACGCAGACATCGCAGTAGGGGCCAACGTTTACGTTGATGTCGCAGGCGCTGTAACATCAACTGCAACTGACAACAAGTTCATCGGACACTGCATCAAGTCTGGCACTGCATACGTGGTAACACGTTTGGTAGCCGGTTCAGACGCAGCCGCAGTTTAGTCGATAGGAATATAAATATGACTCAGAACATAACAAGCCGTCACATTGAAGCGGCAAAGCTACTTGAAGGAGCTCTTCGCGGAGACCGTCAGGACAAGCTAAAACTACAGGAGGGTATTTCAACCTCCGACCTACCAGTGCTACTTAACCCAACGCTCAACAAGATTATGTTGGAAAACTACGCAGCACTGCCAAAGGTATGGGACCAGTTCGCAACCCGTTTGGTTGTTGACGACTTCCGCCCAGTAACCTTCCAGGCAATGAAGTACGATGACGAAGGACTAGACAACGCCGGAGATACTTTCCGTCCAGGTTCACTACCTACCGTTGCCGAGTACGACGAGTACCCAACTGCCGGCTGGTTCGATGTTACCGAAAGCACGATGGCCGTTAAGAAGGCCGGTACTCGTGTACGTTTCTCATGGGAGACAATCGTTAACGATGGACAGATTGGTCTACTTGAGCGTCTACCTATTGAGCTTGCTCAGAAGGCAGCTGGAAAAGAAGACGAAGAAGTAACCAAGCAGCTAGTTTCGTCCTCTGGACTAAACACTGACAACTTCAAGGCCGCTAACCAGAACCTGCTTGCAGGCAACGGTGCTCTAGACATTAACACTCTAGAGGCAGCTATCGAAGCAGCCAACTTGCAGACCTACCAGGGTGGCCCAATCACAGCCATTAGCCGATTTGCGCTAGTGGTACCTCGTGCACTTGAAATGACTGCTCGCAAGATTCTTGCAGTCCAGTCAGTTCGCACCGAGACCACAGTTGGCTCGACTGTCACCTCACTAGTGAGCGGCAACCCAATCGGTACTCAGGTTGAGATTGTTGTAAACGACTGGTTGACCAAGATTAACTCTGGTGCCGGAGCCTACTGGTTCCTAATCCCAATGGTTGGTCAGTCCCTTAACCCTAACCTAGCACTAGGCTTCCTACGTGGATACGAGACTCCTGAGCTTCGTATCAAGATGAACGGTGGAACCTTCCTAGGTGGCGGAGACGTACCTGCTCGCGATGGTTCATTCGACAACGATGACTTCGAGATGAGAATACGCCATATTGCCACCGGTGGCTTCGTTGTTCCAACCGGAACCATTGTTTCAACAGGAGCCGGTTCTTAGTAAATAACCCTTCTTGGTTCGGAAGTCCTCACCCTTCGGGGTGGGGATTTTCTGTTTTCAGGACAGTTGTATAATTGGAGACCAACCAGGAGAAAAAAGGAGGATTTAATGTCTAAAGTTATGGTTTATACTTTGCCATCGTGTGTCCAATGTGACAGCACAAAGCGGTATTTAAAAAGGTTCGACATCGATTACGAGGAGGTAAAGCTCCAGGATGACCCAGGAGCGATGGAAATCGTAAAGACGATGGGATACACCGCCGCACCCATAGTCGTGGCAGGAGACAGCCACTGGAGCGGTTTCCGTATGGACAGACTCGACACGCTTAAGGCAGCTTGATAGTTTACTTTTCTAACGTAAGCGGTAACACTAAACGCTTTGTGGAGAAGCTAGGTTTCCCAGCAGAGAGAATACCTCTTAGCTGGGATTCTGCATCTCCTCTGGAAGTCGATGAAGACTTCATATTGGTTACCCCTACATACGGCGGCGGGAATGACAACAG